TACTGGCGCCTGGGATGCCAGCAAGGTTGCTAGCAAGGCTGATAACTACGGGATGCCTGCTGATACGCAGCCTGATCCCAAGACCTGGGCTCCTATTGCAGGTGACCAGTACATCGACCTGTCTACTGGAGATGTGACGGTCTTTACCGCCGCTGCAGGCACTAACCCTGCCTCTCCTCCTGATCGCAATGTTGGGAATGTCATCGGTGGTGCATCACCAAAAGATCTGGTGCCCAATGGTCTGAATGATCTGAACGATGTAACTATCACCACCCCAGCCACAAACCAGCTGCTGCGGTTTAACACTGATCACTGGGAAAACTGGACACCTGATTACTACAACGCCACTACGGCCTACAGCAAGGCTGAAGTTGATACCAAGCTCACCACCCTCACCACCACGCTGGAACACGAGGAGTCGGTCATGGCGATTGCCAATGACCCTCCTGCAGTCCCGACCCTCAACGATCTCTACATCACAGGCACAGCCCCGACAGGGCTATGGACTGGAAAGGCAGGGAAGCTGGCTCGCTGGGATGGCGCTGCTTGGCAGTTCACTGACCCACGCACCAAAGAAACCCACCTTGTTGAAGACGTTGCCGAGACCTGGCACTGGAACGGAACGGCTTGGGTGAAGGTGGCAGCAGCCACAACAGCAGCGGCTGTTTCCACTACTCCTGTTGGAACAATCATTCAGTCGGTGCTGACCCCTCAGCAGTTCCAGACTGCAATGGGTGCCGATGGTGCCAAGTGGCGTCTTGCGGCTGGTGGTGACTGTGTAGGTACTGCCTACGCAACGCTGACGGGTGCCACGACACTGCCTGACCTGCGGGGTGCGTTCTTGCGGATGGCTGGGCAGAGCCTGTCTGGCTGGGATGGTGGTGCGTTGAACGCCTTTTCGGAAGATTCAACCAAGAGACCAAATACTGCATTCACAGGCGCTACCAACTATGAAGGCGCTCACGTACACACCAACGGCGCGGCTTCGTGGGGCGGCGATGCAGCTTGGCACGGGACCAAGAACATGGGTGTCAACAAACGTGTCGCCAACTGGGATGATTGGAGCCCCCAGAACCCATACACAAGTAGCGAGGGCAACCACTCCCACACCGTTCAAATCGCAGGGGGCGGTGACACTGAAACTAAGCCAAAGTCCTACGCCGTAAACTACTTCATCAAAGTAAACTAATATGACTAGAAATAGACCTACTACAGATTCTAAGCCTATCTCTGGTGGTACTGGTGGACGTAAGCTCGGCGGTTCCTACACCTTGGCCTAATGAACAAACAAGCCGTCGTCCTTATTGCGGTGACGGCTCCATTACTTCTAGCAGCAGAGATGGTAGCTAACTGCTGGGCGCACAGCAAAGTAAGAAAAGAATGTGACCCTGATGGTCAAGTACCAGAGATGGTACAGGCTGTAGTTACTACTGTCTTTGCCTGGATGGCAAACCCACCGCAATAATCTTATGACATACTCTAATACTTGGGAAGGCGTTAAAGAAGCTGCTAAGGCTGCTGGCGCTAAGTTCCCTGAAGTCGTTGCAGCACAGTGGTCCCTTGAGAGTGCTCATGGTACTGCTACCTCTGGAAAGAATAACTTCTTTGGTATCAAAGGAGCAGGTACTGTCTGCAACACCACTGAAAACTATGGACATGGAATGGTACATGTCAATGCTTCATTCCGTGATTTCAACAGTCTTTATGACTGTATTGATTACCTTGTTACTCGTTGGTACAAAGATTACAACGGGTATCGTGGGGTTAACCGTGCTAGTTCTGCTGCTCAATGCTGTGAGCTGCTGAAAGCTGAAGGTTACGCTACTGATCCCAACTATGTTATCAAGCTCCAGAGGTTAATCCGTGAGCACGAATAAGAAAGCTACAGAGGATATGTTCAATGAGCTCCATAACATGGTGACTCAGGAACTCCTCAATCGCATCAAATCTGGTGAAGCCTCTACTCAGGACCTTAAGGCTGCCTGTGACTGGTTAGCTAAGAACGATATCTCTGGTGTTGCTTACGACGGTAACCCTCTCGATAAGCTCGCCAACATCATGCCAAAGGTAGACCCTGAACTTGTAAGGACTAGGTTGTATGGCAGGAAAGACTTCTAACTATTACAAATCAAATCCTGAAGCAAGGCGGAAGCGTCTACAGCAACAGGCGAAATACAACAAGACCCGTAAAGGATTACAGATTCGCTCAGCGGCTAACAAACTTAACCGACAACTTGGGACATACGGCAATGGTGATGGTAAAGATGCAAGTCATACCGGACCTAATACCGGCAAGCTTGAATCACCTAAAGCTAACCGTACCCGTCCAAGAAAAGGTAAGAAGTACGCTCCAAGATGACCCCGCTGTTCCCCAAGCCTGACCACTATCTCCACAATCTAATAGCAATGACAAGTCCCGAAGCAAAGCGTCTTTGGAGACGCGCCATTAAGGAACATTTTAATTGCACCTGTGTCTACTGTGGAAAACATTATGAACTCAATGAACTTACACTTGATCATGTATATCCTCGTTGCTATGGCGGACCAACTCTTACATCAAATCTTGTACCATCCTGTAAGAAGTGCAATCAGGCAAAAGGCAGTAATAACTGGCTCCAATGGATGAGGCAGACTTTCGGTCCTACCTCTCGTGAACAACTTATTCTTCAACATATTAACTAACTATGGCACTATCTGCTGCCGAGAAGAAACGGCAAGAAGAGCTTCGTCGGCAAAGTGACAAGCTTGGCTCTACAATTCAAAAAAAGAAAGCTGAAAGGGCTAAGGCTCAGAAGGACGCTGAAGCTAAAACTAAAAAAGAAGCTCAAGTTCGTGAGCAGTTTAGAAGGGACATTCGTAATCGTAACCTTAATAACGAGCGAGAGCGCCTGACTAAACAAGCTGAAGTCTCTCGTATCTGGGGAGGTGGTGCTGCAGTTGATAAGAAGCTCAAGAATGACCTTGCCTATGTAGAGAAGCAACGCCCTCAAGGTGGTGTTAAACCTGAAGTACCTCTTGCTGATACTGGTCGTTATGTTCCTGGTGGTCAGCAAGTCAAGTTCCGTAGCCCTGCTATTGGTGCTCCTGTTCATGCTAGACCCTCAGCCTTTGGTTCTGCTACTCAACTACAGAATGGCATCCTTAGTGCTCGCCCTCAACCCTCTGCTTACGCTCCTCAAGTAGGACAAGCACCTCGTCCTAATGCCCCTCAACCCTCCTCATCTTCCTATCGTGATGGCGGTAAGGGTCTTTATAAAGGCTCTGAAGAGTATGTCAAAGCCACTGGTGGTAACTACAATCCGTTGATGCAACGGACCTTCGGTTATCAGACAGGGCAACATCCTGGAGCACAGCAACCGCAACCTGCTGCCCCTGCACAACCACAGCAACCACAAACCTCTCCTCAATACAACGGTAACGATGAGCCTGGTGCATTGGGTCAAGCAGAGAACCCGATGAAACTTCTTGGCGATCTTCTTAATCGTAAGAAGCTGAGCATCTCTGTGTCTAACTAGTCCACTAAGGTATAAATGATTGATCGAGCCCTGCGGCTCCTTCAAGAACGTGAACAGAACTATCAACAAGCTCTACAGATAGGACGCAATCAGGCTCTTGATAAGGAGCGTCACCTTAATAGACTTAAGGTAGCCTTTCAACAAGACGGTACTTTAGTTGAAGGGCTTGATGACTACATCTCCAACAAGATCAGCCAAACACGTAGAGCCAGACGAGATATTGTCTCTGAAGGCTCTTACATGTTTGAGAATGATCTTCTCAACAATGCCTTAGGTACTCAACCAACAGATCTCATTGCTGATGTCAATACGACTGAATCAGCAGCACGTAAGGTCTCTCAACCCATTCCTGGTACTGAAGCACATCACCCTGCTTCGGTATCTTCCACTGAAGCTCTTGTCCAGAATATGGATGAGTTTGAAGTGAGATCCCTTTGGGATATTGCAAAGAAGAATGGGTATGTTGTTGGTTCAGAAGCTGAAGGCTTTATTCCCCTTTCTAAACCAGCTCATACAACTGGTGGTAAGAACTGGGGTAATGACTACGCACACGTCGGTAAGGACGGACAACCTGACCCTGGACGATTTAAGACAGAACCTCTCCCTAAGGGGACTACAGCAGCTGATGCCTGGAAGGTCTTACAACCAATCCTTGATGAACAGCGTACTCTGAATGAACGTGCCTATAACCACCCCACTGAAGCACTAATGAGACAACGTGCTCAGGAAGCCTTTGGTGGGGAGATCAAATGGGACGCTAAAGGAGATAAAGCAGCTCTTGTTGCTCAGAATGCTCAAGCTAAAGCTAAAGGCATTAACGCTACTACCATCTCTAAGAACCTGGATCGGTTCCCAGGTATGCAAAAGACTGGTGGTATCCCTAACGTAACTGTTGCTGTACCTGGAGCTAGGGTACCGCTTGGGATGGGTAAGCCAACATCTAAACCTGCTATCCCTCCTGTTGTTGCTGTAGCAGAAGCTAAAGCTGCTACTCAATACGGAGTACCAGTTAGACCTGTTGGCTCTCAAGCTACTTTAAACGGTAAGGCTGTTGTCTGGAATGGTAAGAAATGGGTTAACGTCCTTCCTAACAGACTTACTAACTCATCTAATACACGTCGTAGTAGCACTCCAAATACCAACAAATCCTCCCTTAAGGCTAACACCAAACCAGCTAGAGGTACCGCAAATGTTCGGTTGTCAGACGTTACTCCTCCCTCCCAAGAGCGGTTTGGTCCTGGTGGAATGATGAGCACTATCGATGCCTTACATGAACGCCAATTCCAGTGGAGACGATAATGCCACACCAGAAGAACTCCTTGCCATCGCAACAAGACTCACTGAGTTTGTTGAAAGCAGACTTTAAGCTTTTTGCTCAAGCGTTGTGGCATCAACTTGGTCTACCGTCCCCAACACGTGCTCAATATGCTATTTGTGACTATCTCCAACACGGACCAAAACGACTGCAAATACAAGCATTTCGTGGAGTCGGCAAATCGTGGTTGACTGCAGGGTTTGTGTTGTGGACGCTGTTTAATGACCCTGAGAAGAAAGTGATGGTTATCAGTGCTTCAAAAGAGCGAGCTGATAACTTCTCAATCTTTTGTCAGAAGCTGATTACAGATACACCTTGGCTTAGCCACATGAAGCCAACTGATGACTCCGCTCGTTGGTCTCGTATTAGCTTTGACATTAAGTGCACTCCTCACCAGGCCCCATCAGTTAAGTCAGTCGGAATTACCGGGCAATTGACGGGCTCTCGTGCCGATCTAATGATTTTGGATGACGTAGAGGTCCCGGGCAACTCTCTCACTGAATTGATGCGTGAGAAGCTCTTGCAGCTGTGTACTGAGGCTGAGTCGATCCTGACTCCTAAGCCAGACTCCCGTATTATGTACCTGGGTACTCCCCAGACAACCTTTACTATTTACAGGAAGCTAGCAGAACGGAACTACCGTCCCTTTGTCTGGCCTGCACGTTACCCAAGGGAGTTGTCTAACTATGAGGGCTTGATTGCTCCTCAGTTGCAGGAAGACATCGACATGGGAGCAGACAAGTGGGAGGTAACAGACCCTGATCGCTTCTCTAATGATGACCTAATAGAACGTGAAGCAGCTATGGGCCGTAGCAACTTCATGTTGCAGTTCATGCTGGATACGTCATTGAGTGACGCTGAGAAGTTCCCACTTAAGTTCCAAGATCTAGTCATTACAAGTGTTAATCCAACTCAAGCTCCGGATTCCGTTGTGTGGTGTTCTGACCCTCGAAACGTCATCAAAGACCTCCCAACAGTCGGACTCCCAGGTGATTACTTCTACTCTCCTATGCAGCTACAAGGGGAATGGACAAACTACACCGAAACAATTTGCTCCGTTGACCCTTCGGGTAGAGGTACCGACGAAACAGCAGCAACCTTCATAAGTCAAAAGAACGGCTTCCTCTATGTTCACGAAGTTAGAGCTTACCGCGATGGCTATAGCGACAACACTCTCCTTGATATCCTTCGTGGCTGTAAGAAGTTTAACGTTACAAAGCTACTCATCGAAACCAACTTCGGTGATGGCATCGTGTCAGAGCTGTTTAGAAAACACCTCCAACAGACCAAACAAGCCATAGACATCGAAGAGGTCCGCGCTAATGTCCGTAAGGAAGACAGGATCATCGACGCCCTTGAACCTGTTCTTAATCAACATCGTCTTATTGTTGACCGTGGTGTGGTTGAGTGGGACTACAAGTCCAACCCCGACGCTCCTCCAGAAGACAGACTCCTCTACATGCTCTTCTACCAGATGAGTAGAATGTGTCGTGAGAAAGGCGCAGTTAAACACGACGACAGATTAGACTCCCTTGCTCAAGGCGTTAAATACTTTACCGAGTCCCTAGCTATCTCAGCTTACGAAACCGTGAAGCTAAGACGACAAGAAGACTTCCAAGACCTCATTGAATGCTGGTTAGATGACCCTCAACAAGCAGCTAATCATATGTGTCTTGGTATGTCTCTAGAGCAACGTAAAAAGGCTAGAGGATACGCTGGTAAAAAGCCTGTCCCCACCTGGGTTTAATCCGATCCCTCACTTAAACAGCCGAGGGAAGGGTGGACCCGACGCTGTAAGGGGAGAGACATGCCATTTAGCTTCGCTAAACGACACAATCTCTCCCTTTCCTAATGAACAGTGAGGGAGCCAAGGCTCCAAAGACAAACAATACACCCTCTTGGTTCATTCATCTACTCCACTACTACTAATAACTGAGTAACTCTCCTCTCGACCACAGCCGAAGGCGTGGGAGGCAGTAGAGAAGATATCACTCCCACCACTAACCCACCTATGTCAGTAGAACTCATCCACTCCACTCCTAATGGTGATGACCTCATTGCTTACATGGCAAGAGTCAGTAACCCTGCTAATCAACACAACACTGAGACCAGTGCTAAACTGATTAAGTACCTTATTAAACATAAACACTGGTCTCCCTTTGAGATGGTGAATATGTGTGTAGAAATTAATACTACTAGAGCTATAGCAGCTCAAATCCTTCGACATAGGTCCTTCTCCTTCCAAGAGTTTAGTCAACGTTATGCTGAAGTCCCTTCTCCCGCTAACCTGCCTAACCTGCGTAGACAAGATCTAACTAATAGACAGAATAGTATCGATGATCTGGATGATGTAGTTAAACGTACCTTTGAATACCGTATAGGTCAACTGTATGGTGATGGTTATCAGCTCTATAAAGATATGGTAGCAGCTGGTGTAGCAAAAGAATGTGCTAGGGATATCCTGCCTTTGGCTACGCCTACACGTCTGTATATGAATGGTAGTCTTAGGTCCTGGATTCATTACATTGATCTGAGGAGTGGTCCTGAGACACAGTTTGAACATAGGGTGTTGGCAGTAGAGTGTAAGGAGTTGGTAAGGGAAGCCTTCCCTAATACCTATCAAGCTGTATGGGGTGAATGATGAAGTATCTCATTGCTTTGTGTCTTCTTTCAGCTGGTCCTGTGATGGGTTATACGTTGGTACCTGATCCGTCTAGTCCTACTGGTTATAGCTACGGTACAGGACCTACTACCTATCAGATACAGCGGTATAGAGTTGGTCCTGATTATAGGCAGGAGATCTTGTATCAGGATAATGTTCCTAAGACGACTTGTACAACTTATGGTACTGGTGTCTATGGTACAACGTACTGCCAATAAATTTTGACATAATTTTCTGAAGCCATATAGCGGGGAGACCAAGGACGTACTCCCCCCATAGGGGTATGTCCAGCCCTGGAAATACTTATCGCTAGATGCTCAATCTAACGATCGTGCCTAGCTATTCTCAATAGACAACGCTGTTGCAAGTCAATAGCATGTCTTATTTACACCTTTATGCGTCTACACGCATATTAATATGTCGCCATCTGTTCGCACTTCTAATTGATATACCACTGACTAACTAAAACGCTCTGAGACATGCCTACAAGCCTCTACAAGCCCTGTGTAATACTAATCAGGTATACTGAGTCATAAGCTATAAAACAAGGGCCTTACAGCCTCAAATCAAATCACTCCTCTTGTTCACTCACGTTCACAATCATATAACCAATACACCAACCAATTAACGACATACACCACGATACCAAACCACTATCTGACCTGGGGAAAACCCTTAAGTGATGCTGAAGAGGCGCAATCAGGGCTTGACAACCTGTCCACTTGGTGCTATGTTAGGTACATGGTCAGGGAACGACCGAGAGACAACGGTCCTCTTCTCTGATCTACTCTCGCCAGAGAGTCTGCTGCAGTCGCAGTCACCGTCTGTTCCGGGATCACTTGACACCAGGCACGACAGACAGAGTAGCGACACGGTGCACCTGACAGCTTCAGGAATGCAGACTACGAGTGCCGGAGTTCTTCACCGGAGCCACACGGGCTAATAGTTCATGGCATCCAATTACTAATACACAATGGAGGTTATAATGCTACATTCAGGCAAAGCACGACACAATAGAGACAAGCAACGTCAATCATTAGTTGAACAGATTAGACAACAACAACTGAAAGCAAAGGATGCAACTGCATTTCATGATCCAGCTGCTGATCCACGACATGTAGCTTTCATGCAAAAGAAGTTTAATCAACCTATCCACTGATGAATACAAAGAATAAGCCAATCAAAAAGATCAAGCTCAAAGAAACTACATGGGTGTTGTCTGATGCAAAACCATCAAGGACGCTCACTAAATCATTGACTTGGGCTAGTACCACTAAGAAATAATCACACTCACAATTATGACTGACTACACCTTCGACCAAGTACGTGAAGCTGTGCAGGAATGCACCAGCTATGACTTACAACAACTGTTTGATGATGAGCATGAATCGTATGTCTTGATTGATCCATTTGGTGATCAAGACGGTGATCCATTCACTGACCTTGATGACCTGATTGATTACGTCACCAACAATGAGCAGGTAGCTGAGTTTATCAATGAGTAAATACGACATTATCTATGCTGATCCACCTTGGGATTACAAAGGACAGAAACAACACAACGGTAAGGGCGGTAGGGATACTGGTGGAGCTATTGTCCACTACCCTACGCTTACATTAGCTCAACTTAAAACTCTTGATGTACCTTCAGTATGCAAAGACAACTGCTTACTATTTATGTGGTCCTCCAGTCCGCACTTAGATCAAGCTATCGAGTTAATGAAGGCATGGGGATTCAAGTGGGCAACTGTTGGTTTTGTTTGGGACAAACAGAAAGTAAACCCTGGCTTTTACACCATGTCTCAATGTGAACTGTGTCTTATCGGAAAGCGAGGCAAGATACCTACCAATAGGGGAGCACGTAACGTTCGTCAGTTTATCTCTGAAGAACGTGGCAAACACAGTGCTAAACCAATGGAGGTACAGCAACGCATCACTGAAATGTTTCCCAATCATACAAAACTAGAGATGTTCTCTAGATCAAAGGTTGACGGTTGGGATTCATTTGGGAATGAGGTTGACTCAGACATCATCATCCCCTTCAACTAACTCTCACACTCACCCGCCGTATTAACTATGACTGACGCAGTAACGCTCCAACAAGAATGGATGGACACCTTTAATAAGCTGCAACAACTTAGTGATGAGCTTGGCGTTGGTGACCCATTTAATTACAACAGAGGTAGGGAAATACATACAGCATTTACCCTAGGTCTTACAGTCAGTCAAACTCTTAGTGGAGCTGATGCTTATCTCAATGGTAAGCCTGTTGAACTTAAATCAACCATCACTAAGTCTATCAAGGCTACTTACAATGGAATCAGTGTTCAACCAACTTGGGATGAGCAAGAGGATTATCTAATCAACGATAAGATTGGTAAGTATGTCTACCATTACTTCACGCGTTATGAAGGGTCTAAACTCGTAGAAGCTTGGCGTATGGATAGCAACACTGCACTTTCGTTGCTGCTACCAAAGCTCAAGAAGACGTATAGCTCAACTCTAACTCGCAAGGACCCACGACTTAATGCGTCTCTATCCAAGAAGGAGATTGAAGCGTACGCAGAACGTATCATCTAACCTGAACCTTAATGAACAGTAAGCAAGTTCTTTATTCCAATGGTAAGAATGACGAGTGCTACACACCAGCGTATGCTGTTAAGCCAATCATTCAGTATGTCCCTAAGGATGCTGTTGTATGGTGTCCCTTTGATACCGAAGACAGCGAGTTTGTTAAGCAACTAAGTCACACTCATAGTGTCACCTATTCGCACATTGACTATGGTCAAGACTTCTTCACTTACGAACCACAGAACTGGGATGTAATCGTATCTAACCCACCATTCACTAATAAGCGTAAGTTCTTTGAGCGTGCTTTATCCTTCAATAAGCCGTTTGCCTTGATTATGTCAAACACTTGGCTTAATGATTCGGCTCCTAAGCAGTTATTCAAGGATAAGGACCTACAACTCCTTATGTTTGATAAGCGAATGGAGTTCATACAACCTAATGGTGTTGCATCAGGCAAGATAACCTTCAGTAGTAGTTATTACTGTTGGAACTTCTTGCCGAAGCAAATCATTATGGCTTCTTTCAACTGATTCACCCGCCGTATTAACTATGACCACCCCAACTGTTAAACTCACTGGTGATGCACTTGTTGCCTATGTCAATGACTACATGCCTCTCATTGAACGTAATGAGAAGACACGCACCCAAATGATCTTGGATGCAGGTTATGTGTATGACAATGGTAAAGCCATGTATACACAGTTCTACACCGAACTCCTGAATGCAAAGGGTATCAAACCAGTAACTGATACTGATTCAGCTGATGTTGAGTATGAGAACCTGTCCACTGATGAGAAGGATCTTTATGATGCAATCACTGATGTGTTAGGTGAGAAATGGACTCATGAGGAAACTATTGAGTTCATGGATGAGCTTGATGACATCGGCATACAGACTGCCGAACGCTTCAAGGACGCATACGAATACACACATGATAGCTGGTCTGCTTATGCAGAGAAAGAGTTTGCTGAGTATTGGTGTACTGAGGTTCTGAATGCTCAGATCCCTGACATTGTGTATGCCGCTGTTGATTGGCAGGACGTGTGGGATCACAACCTGCGTTATGACTTCAGCTACATCGAAACTGTCAACGGTACTTACTTCTTTCGCAGTATCTGATTATGGCTAAAGCTCTTACTGATGAGCAACGCAAGATGCGTCTTGAGTTAATTGACTTTGTTGCCCAGGGTATTCGTACCCAGGGAAGCAATGGTTACTACAACCAAGAGCAGATTGAATACATGACCACACAACTTGGTCGTGTTGCAAAGTTCCTCTGCCTTAAGAATTGATGACCTATCTCAAAGAGTATGAAATCACACTCACGTCCGGCGTTTGGTATTTACTAGCGCCCAACTCAGAAGATGCTGCATGGGCTGCTCTTGAGTTGTCCAGGGATCGTGGTGATGAGTTGCTTAATGTAAAACAATCGGATGAATGGTAACTATGGGTAAGAAGAAAGAGTACATGCCTAATAACTGGCAAGAATACAAGGATGCTGATGATGACATGTTCATCCCGCATACCTTTGAGGAGATCATGTCTTGGAAGGTAGCTAACTGGGAACTACCTAGTTCTATTAGCTGCATCATTCGTGTGTATGACACACAGAAAGGCAAGGTTACTGAGACTGTCTATCAGCGCAAGGACGCTGCCATGAAGAAGATTCATTCACTCATGGAGACACCACACCTTGAGTTCACTGTTGTTGATCACGAAGCTATCCGCCACCTCGCACCTGAATACGAATGACTGAAGCTACTTATAACTTCCTTGTTGACACGCTTTACGAAGAGGTAATGATGCACCCCAATCGTGAAGAGATTGTAACACTTGCTTATGCTCAGCTGCTAGATGATGCAGAGTACGCCTGTACTAAAGAAGTCTTCACACTCACAGCTGCATGACATTGCTCAGCCTTGGTCGCCTGTATGTGGGCTTAGCGGATGTTAAGTCTTATGACGCTTTCAGATCTCCGACTAGCTTATGTGTCCACATAGGCACACTTCGTATAGAATGGGACTGTCCAACACGGACACCACATGGACCCATTACGGAATCAACTCACTGACCCAGAGGTTGAACAACTCTTAGAGGCAATCAACCTAATTCGCATCCTTGATCGTGAGGTACCAGCACAGGTCCTAGCTTGTTTCTTCTATGTCGCTTCACATGACAACTGTCATAAACAAGCACTAGAGGAAGAGTTAGATATGTCAACAGCATCTGCTTCACGCAATACTGATTGGCTATCTAAACAACACAGGCTAAACAAACCTGGGTTAGATCTCATCATTAAGGAGACAGATCCATCCAACAGAAGACGAGTCACTCTTCGCTTATCACCCAAAGGGAAGATGCTTATTAAACAACTCAAGGAGGTGCTCTATGGACATTAAGACCTGGGGTGCTGCACTTGATTTCACCATCAAAACACGTCACACATGGAGACATGGCAATGGACGAAAGACAGCTCTCATCAACTCGTCACACTTTACACGACTTAGAGGTCTTAGTTTCCCACTTGCAAAGATCACACAACCGATCATTACGCAAGTTGGGATCGAACTTGAAGATGAAGGCAAAAGCGATGCAACAATCAATCGCGTTGTATCTGCAGTCTCAACAGTCCTGAATCATTGTGTCTCTGAAGGTGTCATTGATAATGCACCATCATTCAAGAGACGCAAGGAGAACGAAGGTCGCATCCAGTTCTATACCAAGGACGAGGTGAACCAACTGTTCTGGGCTGCTATTGATCCATTCATGCGGCATGATGCTGCTGACATCATTGCTGTTGCTGCCTATACGGGTATGCGACAGGGTGAGCTACTCAAGCTCAAAGCCAAGGATGTTGACTTCGGTATGAATGTTATTCATGTAGGTGGTAGACCTGATGTTACTACTAAAGCTGGTAACTATCGCTCTATTCCTATTCACACTCATATCGCGGCTAATCTTCACAAACGGCTTGAGGGTGTTGATCCAAACGTTCGCATCTTTGGTGATGAATGGAACGACAAGGATCAGCTACTTAGGACGTTCAAGAAGATTAACAAATACATCGGCAAGGACGAGTCTTATGTGTTCCACACACTAAGGCACAGCTTTGGCACATGGTGTGCTGAGGCAGGGGTACCCGTCCGTACCATCATGGACCTTATGGGTCATAAGCGTATCGAGACAACATTACGATATGCGAAGACGACCGATAAGGCCAGAACCGAAGCTCTTTCGCTCATCTGAGCGTGACTACTGGTGCTGTGCTACCATCCATCACGTCGCCAAACAGCTGTGGCTCTCACTGAGTCCAGTCGTTGGAATCCCAATGCGGATGTGGCGGAATTGGTAGACGCGCTAGTTTCAGGTTCAAGCTAACGAAAGAGTTTCAGGTGGATAAGTCAGGCAGAAATGCCTGGCTTTTCTTTTGCTCACTACTGTCCACTTAGGGACAGATCTAATCACCTGATCTAGCGAGGAATCTCAATGTTTAAACAGGTCGTTGCAGGAGCAATGGCTGCAGTTGCAATAGGAATACCTGCCCATGCTTCACCCACTCTTAAAGCACTATTCGATACGATTAAGGCAACTGGTACAACCATCGTTAGTAACGATCCAAGTTGTAGAGATCCCAAACTGATGGGACGTTATGAGTACATCAGGAATCGAGTAGATCAACTCACCATCTGCCTTGATAACCACAACGGTGATGAGGCTGAGTTGTTTGACACCATCCTGCATGAGTCAGTGCATATTGCACAGGCATGTAAGGGTGGTGCATTGTTCTCGTATGAATCCATCATCAAGGCAGCCAAGCCTGTAGAGATTCAACAAGCTGGTGCTACCTATCACAATGATCAGTTCAACGTAGAACTAGAGGCACGAGTGATTGCTCGTGAGACTGATGAAGTGTATGTAACCAACCTCATCAAGGAGCATTGCAAATAATGGATCGCACCAAGAAACGTAGAGAACAACGATGGAGACAATCTGAAAGGGCTATGGCTATTCAATGGCTTGAGAATAGCCCTGACATCATGGACGCACTGGCTGGCATTGATCACCCCAAGATCAAGGCAGATGAGCACAGCATGTTGTCTTATGTTTATTGGTTAATTAATCACAATCACATCGCCAAAGCAAAGGAAATCGCTTATGCCTACACCAGCTCAAATTGATGAGCAAGTCAAGCTTGAACGTGAGGCTATACGATGTGGTATTGACCGCCTAGAGCGTGATACCAAGAAGGCAGAGGAGCGTGAGTATGCATCCTCTTCTATTTATGGTAGAGCTTCCATCACAGCTGCACAAGAGGCTGTAGCCGAAGCGATTCGAGATACGTTCACCAAACGTGTCTTAGATGGGAAGAATGGGCAAAACTATGCTGAGATCAAACGGTACCTCATTCAATTCAACAGCGAAGAAGAGTCAAACAAGCTAGCCAACATTGCACTTAAACGAACCTTCGATCTTGTCTTCAGTCAGAAGCGCAAGGAGTCCAAGCGTTCACCTAACTCAGTAAGTAATGTTTGTGTTGGTATTGGCCATGCTGTAGAGGCTGAATGTCAGATCAGATGGTTTGAAGAGCAAGACCCTGAACTGTTATCACGTATCCAACGTAAGTATTGGAAGAGCACAACAGGGACGGATCAGAAGAAAGCTGTAGCTCAGATCATGATGGGCCGTGAAGGGCACGTGTGGCCCTCTTGGCCTGCTCCTATCCGAGCAAGACTTGGAGGGTGGTTGCTGGACCTTGTGATCACCACTACGGGCTGGTTTGAGCAGACAAAGAGTTGGTCTGGCAGTAAGTCAACCACTCTGATTATTCCAAGTGATGCTTACCTTGAGATTCAAGGTGAGTTGATGGAACAAGCGATGCTGTTTGCTCCTATGTCATGGCCGATGTTGATCGAGCCTAATGATTGGACAAACACTACTGCTGGTGGGTACCTGTTGAATGAGGTGATGCGTGGCCATGATCTTGTCCGACATGGCGATCCCTCACTTAAACAGCCGAAGACTCCACTGGAGTTTTTGAACCGTCTTCAGAAGGTTGCTTACCGAATCAATCCATTCATATATGGTGTCGCTAAGCAGCTGGAAGAGAAGGGACACAAGCTGGCTAAATTCAAGCCACTGTCGGCTGCTGCCTTATGGCCTATGCCCACTCCTCCTCCTGACATTGAAGAGAATCAGGAAGCTCGGTTCCAGTACAGGAAGGAGAGGACAGAAGCAGAGAACAATAAGAAGAAGTACGAACGTTCTCTTCATGTGAGGACAACAGTCACTCTTGATATTGCTTCTAAGTTTCTAAAGAGGGATCGATTCTTTTTGCCTTGGAGCTTCGATTACCGTGGACGTGCTTACCCGATTCCTCCATTTCTCACGCCTCATGATACTGACTTTGGTAAGTCATTGATAAGATTTGCTGATGAAGCATTCCTTACGCCTGAGGCTGAAGACTGGCTTGCCTTTCAGGTAGCCACTACTTACGGATTAGATAAAGCTCCCATGTCAGAGCGACTGGAATGGGTAGCTAATAATCTCACACTCATAAGCAGTGTTGCTCATGATCCCATTGGAACCCTGCCGACTTGGGAAGCAGCGGACGAACCATGGCAGTTCCTTGCAGCCTGTGAAGAGTACACAGCATGTCTTATTGACTGCACGAGACATTACACAGGACTGATGGTCGCTACAGATGCAACTTGTAGTGGTCTTCAGATCCTCGCTGGTCTAGCCCGTGATAAAGGCACGGCTGCATTAGTCAATGTATTACCCTCTGATGCTCCTCAGGACGCCTACAAGACTGTCCTAGAGGCTATGGAGGACATACCTGAGAGGCTCCTTCCTTATATGGACAGGGGTGTATCCAAACGATCGGTGATGACCATTCCATACAACGCAACGTTGCAGTCATCCCGTGAATACATTAAAGATGCAGTACATGCAAACATGCCCAAAGACTCACAAGGTAACTTGTTAGTTGATCGGGTGTCTGCTGAAGAGGCAACAGCTCTAGCTAAATCACTTCGCAACGCATTGAACAAGATAGCCCCTGGTTGTCTTGCTGTTAGAGATTGGATTGGCAAAGAGATGGCTGCTGCTATTAAGCGAGGCAAGCCCGATATTCGATGGGTAACACCGTCTGGCTTTACTGTCATTCAACGACGAGACAAGCTGAAAATGAAACGACTTGACCTTAAGTTGTTAGGTCGATGTCAGTTCAACATTGTTGATCAAGTTGAGGGTCCTGATTCAAATAAGCACAAAGCTAGTGGAGCACCAAATCTTATCCACTCTCTTGATGCTTCACTGTTACACCTCACCTTTACCGACTTCCTGACACCATTCTCAGTCATCCACGATTCCGTGCTGTGTCGTGCAACAGATATGAGTATCTTGTCCACAAAGGTGCGAGAGACTTATATGCACTTGTTCGCAGAGCACGATTACTTGACTGATTGGGCTAAACAGATTGGTGCTGAGACTGAGCCGCCAATTATTGGTGACTTAGAGCCTGAATCCGTTCTTGACTCAACGTATTTTTTCTGCTGACCATGAAGACCTGTTCAACTTGTAAGCAAGCTAAAGAGCTGACTGACTTCCATAAGCGAACAGCTTCTAAGGATGGTCTTAGGGCTACGTGCAAGACTTGTGTTAGCAAGCAACGCCGTCACCGTCCTAATTCGAATGAATATAAAACTAAAATCAAGAGAGTGTATGGTATCGACCTTAACGAGTACCACCGTATGCTGCTTGAACAAAACGGTGAATGCAAGATTTGTGGTGTCACGGAGCCTGGTCTCGGTAGAGATTACTTCTGTATCGACCACTGTCACACCACAGGCAAAGTTCGTGGGCTGCTGTGTAATTCCTGTAATGTAGGTATTGCACGGTTTAAAGACAACTGCGAACTACTGAAAAACGCAATTAACTACCTATCCACTAGCGCATATTAAATGGCTGCCACAATCCACGTCACACAGCAACCCGTAGTCCTTGAGGGCTATCAGGCTGTACTGAAACCCTCCAAGTTCGGTTACTCCTTGTCGGCTATTGTCGATGAGGACCTGATCGAAGTATTGGAGGACGACCGTAAAGAGACTCTCAAATGGGCAGAGTCGAAACTGAAGAACCCGAAGCGTTCTACTCTCAAGCCTGAGCCTTGGGAAGAGGTAGCTACTGGTCAATACAAAGTCAAGTTCAGTTGGAATGAAGAGACACGTCCGCCCGTGGTGGATAGCGAAGGCACGCCAATCACTGACGAATCCCTACCTATCTACAGTGGCTCCAAAGTCAAGCTGGCCTTTAGGCAGAAACCGTACATTCTACGCGACGGGGTTACTTACGGTACCTCCCTTAAGCTTGTCGGGATTCAAGTCATTGCGCTTAACGGATCTGCAGGAGTCGACACAGGCGATCTCGGAGAAACGGAAGTGGCTGCCCTCTTTGGCCAGTCTAAGGGCTATAAGGCCAACGATCCCAATGTAACTCCTACTACTGAAGTAGAAACTGACGACGACTTCTAATGGCTTTCCGCTCAGGTCTGGAAGAGAAGGTAGCTGACCTGCTCACTGACCTTGGTGTTAAGTACGAGTACGAATCCACTAAGGTACCCTACATCCTCCAATGTAACTATTCCCCAGACTTCCTTCTGCCCAATGGGGTCTTCTTAGAAACCAAAGGGCAACTCACTGAGGAAGACCGAAGGAAGATGAAGGCTGTCAAGGAGGCTAACCCTGACCTTGACGTGAGATTTGTCTTCCAATCCCCCTATAACAAGATCTACAAAGGATCAAAAACCACATACGCCAAGTGGGCTGAGAAACACGGCTTTCCTTGGTGTGCATTTCATTCAATACCAATCGAATGGCTGACATGACTTACGGAACTCCTGAGTATTACGCTGAGCAGTTCGCTGACTTTCTTGCTGATGTTGACCAGGCTAACCCTAAGTATGGTGATGCCATTGTCGAAGGGTTCTTCAAAGCAATCGACGATTGGGCTGGCTACCACTCACAACAAGTAGATGAATACAATCGACTCCGAGAGCGAGTTCGTAAGGCACTCACCGTGTGAACACTGCGGCAGTAGTGATGCCAACAGTATCTATTCTGATGGCCACTCCTACTGCTTTTCTTGTAACACTTACACCCATGGAGAAGGTGACCATCACACTCACAAAATGACTAGCGATGTCAAACTCAAAGGCTCAGCCGAACGGCT